CGAAGTCACACCAGTCATTGCAGGGGAGAGATATGCTTTCTTGCAATTCTTTGCTTACGGGATTCCAACTAACCCAGACGGCCTAGTAAACGATGGTGGAAATTTAGATTGGCTTAAAGATTTAGAATCTGATTCTAGAAAAATAATTGACGCAAAGAGACATGGTTAATACTATGGAAATTTATCCTGTCTCAGGTAGTGTTGGCGCAGAAGTATCTGGCTTTGATTTAACTAAAGACCTAGAAGAAAAGCAAGTGTCTAGTATACGCTCAGCTTTGTTAGACCACAAAGTATTATTTTTTAGAGATCAAAAGATAAACGAAGAACAGCTGATAGCATTTGGTAAAAAATTTGGAGAACTTAACACTCACCCTTTTATAGGCGGGGCAGAGAATTATCCCGAAATAATTAAAGTGCTTACAGAGCCAACTACTACAGCTAACTTTGGAGGCGACTGGCATCATGACGTAACCTTTATGGAAAAGCCAGATATGGCTACAATTCTACACGCAAAAGAAGTACCTGATTTTGGTGGAGATACTTTATTTGCTAACCAGCATGCCGCTTACGATGCGCTTTCTGACAGTATGAAAGATTTTTTATCTGGCCTGCATGCAGTTCATGATGCAAGTCTAATCTTTGCTGGTAATGGATATTATTCTAAAAACTCTCACTCTATAGATACAAAAAATGAAGAGGAAGCTACGACAAAGGCTATTCACCCAGTTGTAAGAACTCATCCGGAAACCGGCAGTAAAGCATTATTTGTGAATTATTCATACACCAATAGGATAGTCGAATTATCAAAAAAGGAATCAAAGACACTGCTTAAGTTTTTATTTGATCACTGCACTAGTGAAGAGTTTACCTGCAGATTTAGATGGCAAAAAGACTCGATTGCGATGTGGGATAATAGATCAGTCAAGCACTACGCCCTATTCGACTACAAGGGTAAAACAAGAGTAATGCATAGGGTAACAATTAAGGGCGATAAACCATTCTAGAAATGGCAGTATCTTTAGGCTTAAGGTTAGTTACTATAGCTAGTAGATCAAATTGAAAGAGCATACTTATGTACAATATGGAAATTGCCTATAGCCAAAATAACGCTACTTATTCTGGCACGGTTATCATATATGCCCCCTCATTAGAAAACCCAATTACATTAAATAATATAAGCATTATTTCTGTAAATCAATTAAACTATTCAAATTATACAACGGTTGCAGTTTTAAGTATAGATACCGCACCTGACGGGACTATCACGGTAAGCGTGGTTGATGAAACGGCAAGTGCCCTTATCGGGATAACTAGTTTCTCAAACTTAGGACATGGTTTAATCGCAGTTTCTTAACCGCTATCTGATTTATCTCACGTTTTCTGTTACTATAATATTACAATTCTTTTAGTGAGGCTCCAATGACACTAACTTCAATTATCATAAATGATAAAGTACGTCTTAAAGTAAAATTTGTAGACACTGACCCAGTAAGTGGCCAGCAGGTAAACGTATCCCCAATTCAGGGTGGAGTAACTTTAATTATTAAAGACCCTGATGACTCAACAGTCTCAAATACAACTCCAGTGTCTTTGACTTCTTCTGAGTATTACTTTGATTTTACCCCATCAAAAGCCGGAGAGTACAATATAACGTTTGTTGGTGTTTTGCAAGATGGAACCTATATAACAGTTACGCAGCAAATATATGTCAACAGTTTGGCCACCGATTACAGGCCAACAGTAACCCTAGGTAGCGATGAGATAATAAGTTTTACCACTGTTGTAGAGCCATTATATCTAGACCCAGAAGAACTATTAGCTTTTTTCCCTGATGCTTCCTTAACCGAAGTGGGAGAGCTAATACATCATTATTCTACTGAAGTTAAAAAAATATTTTCAATAGAAGATTCAAATATATTCCCAGATTTGCCATTTACAGCGGTAGAGTATATCAAGGCATCCTCTGCTTGCGAGCTTAGTAGAACCTATGGGTTTGGTGGCGATGACGAGCTTTCCCTTAAACTAGGAGACCTTAGCGTAACCAACAAGTCAATGCCAAGATCGTCAGTCAATAGAGGTAACGCCACAACGTGGTGCCAAATTGCAGCCTCATTGAGAAAAGAACTTTTAGCTTCTCAAGTTTCTATGAGAGGCGTTCAACCAAAGGGTCTTCCTAGTGGACTTGGAACTAAGACTTCTGGGAAGCAAATAGACCCAGACACTGGTCTTGTTATTTATCTTTCAGATAGGGAACTGTATGGTCCGGGCAGAAAGGGTAGCGTAGTTGACGACCCAATGCCGAAGAGGGGCCTAAGAAGTCGTGACTGATTTAAGTAGAACTTTTAGAAACATACTAAAAAAATGGGGTCATGACGTTCTTATCCAAAGAAGATTAGACAATGACTTCAACTACTCTTCTACCCTTGAAAGAGTAACGACTAGACATATGTACCCAGCAAACTCAGATTTAGTTAACCTTTTAAGAGAATCGTCAGAAGGAACATCGCCGGATGCGGTCGAAATGATATACTATTTTGAAACAAACATTAATCCAAGAACCGGTGATCGTATATATGAAAATATAGAAAATCATCCAGATGGCCAAATGGTATACTTAATAGATTATGCAGTACCTATGCGTGGTAGATTTGGCAAGATAGAATATTGGGTTGCTGGAGCAACTAGAGAAAAGCCGGTGTAATATGTCGTTATATACAAATGGTCAACAAGTTACTTTTAAGTTCTTGTTTAATCTAGATGCTGAGTTCTACGACCCAATCTATATAGATAGCAACTGGGCACAAAGGAATACATCCGCTACGCCATTCTATGGTTCCACTACTCGTGATATATTAATAAACGTCATAAGGGGAGAAAATGGCGGCGGTGGAATTGTCGATGGCACTTTTTCATACAACGCTCAGTCGCTAGTGCCTGACTACGGTATACCTATCACAACGCAATTTAACACAAGCCCTGATTTAAAAACTAAGTTGGAAAAAAATTATATAACAAGAGAATCAAAAGGAGTATATAATTTCGTATATACGATACCAGAGAAACTTTTTCCAGGTAAATATACAATTGTTTTAGAAGCAAAGATAGATGGCGTAAGAGAAGTCAGAGAATTATATTTTCAAGTAAGAGATGTAAATTCAAAAAAACCAATATATATAAAAAGCAAACAAATACAAGATAATATTGCAACTTTAACAACAGTCAATACCCATGACTTAAAACCGGAAGAGCTAATAACTATAACTGATGTAGACCCAGTTTTAGATGGAATATATCAAGTTCGTGCTGTTTTGTCTTCAGACAAGTTTTCGGTGTATAAAGAAGCAGAAGACGTTGACTTAACAAATCTTTCTTCAACAGGTCTTGTTCTTAGGGAAAAATCCAATACTCCAACTTTGGTAACTAGTCAGACAATATTTTCTAATAGCACACAAGTAAATGCGATATACAAGACCTTAGTTCCAGGTAGAACAAATTCAGTTTTATTAGTTGGTCACGCTGACTCGACTCTGTTAGGCCTTAACGAAATAAGAAGAATAAACTCTCTTCAAGAAGCAATAGATATAATGAGTGGGAACAAAAATTCACCGCTCCTTAGGGCAGTTTTCGATTGCCAAGCAGCAGGCTGTAGCGATATCTATATAATGATATCTGCTCCGATGTCTGAGTATATTGAAGATCAATCAATGGTAAACCAAAAAAGACCTGATTTAATATCTAATTCTTCAACACCAAGTTCTTTAACTTTTTATGAAAAGTATTATGAAAGATTAGAAAAAACATACCTCAATGCAAGAGAAGTAGATTTTATAGATATAATAGTTCCAGTTGGAGTTTCTTTTGTAAGGAATGATGGAGTTAAATTTGTTAGACAGCTAGCAGATCATTGCGATCACGTTTATAGAAACACTTCGGCGATAAGAATAGGCATTGTTGGCTCTAGGTCTAAAGGGATGAACGAAGAAGATGTTAACACTATCTCAAGTATCGATTTTTTAAAAAACATATTAAAAGATTCAAATGGGACATTGCCAGAAGAAATAGACATAGATGGTAATAACCTAGATATTGGAAGATATATCTTACTATATTATGGAGAGGCAGTCTTTAATTATCCTCAATTATCCTTTACTTACACTAACTCAATAGCTGCGGCAGTTGCTGGGCAGTTATCTGAATGGCCAGTGTATATGGGTTTGAATAGAAAAGTTTTAAAAGGTGCGTACTCTGCTTTTGGAGTTCCGTTGAATGCAGCGCATGTGGCAAAACTGCACAGCAGTAAGGTAAACACTCTTGTAAAAAATAATAGATCTAGAAGAAATATACCATTCCAAATTCTTTTGTCCGATGATAAAACTTTAGCAAAAGATGGCTCTAGCTTTGCAAACGTCCCGCAAGTAAGATTGGCCGCTATGATAATAAATGAAATTATACTAATAGCAGAGTCAAACATAGGGAAATTTGCGTACGATACAATACAAGAAAAAGTTAATGGAATGTTTAAGGTTTTAAAAAACACAACTCCATCTATTGTTAGAGACTACAGGTTTGAGATCTTTGCGGATAAAAAAGAAAAGGGCAAGATATATTTAGAAATTGATTTAATATCGTCTCATGCTCTAAAAAGAATAAGTTTTAATATACTAACTGGACCAGGAGTTTAACAATGCCACAAAATTCTTTTTCAATGCCTGGCTTAAACGAAAATGATATTTTAACCAATAGGTCTTACAGTGGCGATCCACTTCAGGCGGCTGGTAATTTAAGTTATATTGAATTCATGGCTTTAGTAAAAGCCCTATGGGAAAACGCATATCCTCAAATACCACTTGAGCCAGAAGATGGCGGGCAGTACGCAAGCTATCCAATGATAACTTATACATTAGAACTCAAGAGGACCCATACTTCAGAGCCAAAGCCAAGAACTAGACACATGCCTAAAGACGCCGACGAGATCATATACGGTCAAAGGTTTCAAAATGTCGTAGGGTTTAACGTCTATACTAGAGCCAATAAGGCTGATATACCAGACGATGAAAACCCCGGGTACAGCGGTGCAGACGCAGCAGATAGAATAATTGAAGTATTTGAAGACTTCATGATGGAGCATACTCCAGTCTTTAAAAGACTAGGTGCTTCAGAGTTTGTATACTCAAGAAGAATGGCTGACTCTAAGTCTTCTAGGAACTCTATAGATGTTTGTAAAAGAACAGTCACCTATATGTTGACTACTGAAAAACTTTGGGCTACAACCATATCTAGGATTGAAAAGATCATACTCGACATAAGGTCTTATATGGCTACGGAAATGTCAAATACCTTAAAATCTACTCCTGACTATACTGGTACAGAAGTTAATTTAATAGACCTATATCAATCTAGTACTCCATCTTATTAATGTAGTTTGTTTTTATAACTTGCTTGTTACTATACTCCATGAGTTAATTTTTAAATATCAATTTTGGAGGTTGAAGCTAAATGGCTATTCCAGGTGTAAAAACAATAATCAAAGATCGCTTTTATAGCATTTCTCGCTCGGACCTTCCGGTTGGACCTAGAGTAGTTGTAATAGCGAAAAGAAATACCGCTGCTGGAACTGGAAATGTTCCAGATTTAGACGCTGTCCAAGTGACAAACGAAGCAGATGCGATAACTGCTTTCGGCAGTAACTCAGACTTGCATCGTGCATTTATTGAATTAGTTGCATCAGGTGCAGAAAGAATCTATATGGTTCCACTGCCATCAAACACTGTTTTTGTTCCAGGTACTTCATCAGTAACTGCAGACATTACTTCAAGCAGCACAAGCGTTTTCGACGCAGCATTTGAAGCAGCAGAATCAGTTTTGCCAGATATCATTATCCCTTGGGGTCGTGGTGGCCACCCAACACAATGGGGTGCTACACCTTCTGAAGATACTGGTACTCTTGGCTTCTACGCAGATGACACAGCAACTGTAAATAATTCTATGGCTACAAGAGTAGCTAGAAAATGCGCAGACATTTCGCAGAACTCACACCCTTGCTTCGCAGTTATGGGTATTAAGCCTTATCTTGGAGCAAGTGAAGTTATGACACCATCAGTTGTCAGCACCCACTTGGCTTTGACTAATCTTCCAGATAGGAACCAGGACATAGCTGTTACTACAACTGACTCTGCTGGTAACATAATATATGTCAGACTTGCCGAAGCAGGTAGGCACTTGTTCGTTGTTGCTTCCGAGCTTATCCCAACAGGCTATAGTTCAACTTGGGGTTACTCAAACGGAGCAGCTTCATTGGCTGGTACATTAACAAGATTGGCTTCTTATACTTCGCCATCTAACAAAGTACTTTATAATATAACGACAATGAGATATAACCCATCAAGAGTTGCGCAAGCATCTATTGGTTCTAAGGGAATTAACTCTGTAGCGTTAAACTTTAACAGAGTTCCAATTTTTGCAGAAGGACTTTCTTTTGCAGCAGACACTTCAGACTACACTAGAATTTCTACTATGAGAATAATAAGCGAGTGCTCCTTGCTTGTTCGTCAAGTATGCCAGAAGTTCGTCGGAGAGGCTTCTACCATTCAAGTTAGAAACTCAATGGAAACTGCAGTCACATCAGCTCTACGAGGAATGATGCAATTAGGTGCCCTACTCGACGCAGATTTTGCGGTTTCGTATATTGCGAACGAGAATAAGGCGGTAATCGACCTTGTAGTAACACCAGCCTTCGAGCTAAAGAGTATCGAAGTGCGTTTATCAGTAAACTTAGCCTAACATAACCGATAAGAATCACGGAGGGTTCAAATGGCAGGAGAATATTACGACAGTCCAGTTAATAAGTATCTGAATACTTATACTACTTTTTCTGGAGCTGACATTGTAGCAACATTTGGTGGAATTGAAATAGGTGCGCTTTCGGGCATAACTTTTTCTGTCACCAGAGAAAAGGCACCAATTTATACCATGGGTTCACCAAACCCTAGATCTTTTTCTAGAGGAAAACGTGGTATCGCTGGATCATTAATCTTTACAGTTTTTGACAGACCAGCACTGTACACCATGCTTGATAAGCACCACAACACCCCAGACGAGATGAAGTTCTTCACAAGAGCCCATAACACTCTTCCTGGAGACACTAACCATAGAAGAGGCATTGCAGAATTTACAGATCAGACAAGAGACGTAACAAGCAAGGTTCCATTCTACGCAGACCAAATACCACCTTTCGACATAACAATTACTTTTGTTAACGAATATGGTCAGGCAGCTGCAAGATCAATCTATGGTTGCGAACTTCTTAACGAAGGCTCTGGTGCATCGATGGACGATATAGTTATAGAAGAAACTATGACATATGTCGCTAGAGAACTTGGCCCTATGTACAAGATTGCGAATGACCAGTTATTCAGGATGAATTCGGAAAATCTTGGTGATATAATTTCAAAGGACGCAGTTAAGCAATCGAAGCTTAACCCTGATATCATTAGACCATAGCACTAATACAACTTCTTAGTTGTTTAAGAATAGTTTGGGGCAAGTGTAGGGAGTACGCTCTCTGCGCTTGCCCCTTTTCTTAAGGAGAAACAAATACAATGCCGCAAGTACCAATCCCGAATACTGGGTCATTCAGGCCACTTGAGCAATACACTAGCGGTATAACTATACCATCTCAAATAGATATAGCTCAAATAAACAAAACTACAAGAGACAGTCTTTACGAAGACAGCGTTAAAAAGTATAGAAGAGAAAAGAATCTTCCAGATCCATTTTCAAATATGTCGTTTGCTGGCGTGGATATATCAGCCACCATGGTCATACCGGATATGGCAGAAGATGGCAATCTAAATAATCAAGGCGACGTCATAGAGTTAGCTGAACTCCAAACAATATCTTACTCGATGCATAGAGAGAACACGCCAGTTAGAACATTGGGACACGTCAACCCAAGAGGTTTTGTAAAGGGCCCTAGAACAATTGCTGGGTCATTAATATTTACAGTATTTAACGAGTATGCTTTCTATAGAATAAAGCAATTTAAAAGAAAGCTTTCTATGCTGGGGTATTCTCCTTTAGCAGACATGCTTCCACCTTTTGATATAGTATTAACGTTCTTTAACGAACATGGTTTGTATGGAAAAATGAAAATATTTGGTTTGACTATAATCGACGAAGGACAAACAATGTCTGTAGATGACCTTATTACAGAACAAACTTATACATATATGGCTAGAGGCATACAGCCACTTGTCCATTACGACCCAGACGATAGCTTCACCTATCCTGACGAAATTGAAAAGAGAGTAAACTCTGCTATAATATCTCAAGGCTTCTTTGGAGATAAAGCAAGAGAATACCATAACGTTATTGATAAAACAATACCTCTAAGTTAGGAAGACAAATGCCGGAAAATAACAGGGGTCCATACAGGCCTTTTAGTGGTTATATACCAGACGGAGTAATATCTAGAAATGGCATAAAAAGAGGCTTTCCCTTTGCCGATAGTTCTTTTGATCCTTTAGACAAAGACATTGATTTAAAATGGGCAGGTACTTCTAGAGAAGATAGGAATTTTAGTAATTATTTTGATTATTATTTTTCTGGAGAAGACGTTAAGGTCTATATAGATGGATTGTTTGATCCAGGCGACGAGCTAGATATTTCTAGTATGACATTCTCTATCAAGCAAGAGAAGCAGCCGTTGTATGGTTTTTGGTCTTACAACTACGATGCTATAATGTATGGTGCTAGAATCGTAGCAGGCAACCTTGCTGTGTACTCTAGGTACCCAAGAAGAATGACTGATCTTTTAGAAAAGGCTGCAAGAGTCAGATCGGAAAGCGTTGGTAAGAGAGTATCAGCTGATAAAGCAAATGTTATATCTGTTCTTTCTTCTTCTGGAGAAAGCGCAGAAGATGAAGCAAATATATTAAAGTACTGGGCAAGAAGCCAATTAGACAGAATTACATACGACCCAGCAAAAGTTGCTAATTCTCCATCAGACGATAAGCATATCTTTAGCGCGCATCCACCTTTCAATATAATAATTATATATGGTATTCAAGAAAACGGTTTAGTTAACAAAGGTGCAACGCAAGCTCCTAACAACGCAAACCCGCCTGACAACCATGATAGACTACTTTCTACAGATTACAATACCAGGTTAACTAAGATAAGTAATCAAGTAACTCCAATGAAAATTGTTTTACAAAATGTACAATTGCTGAGCATGTCTACTGGCTATGACACAAGCGGTGCGCCCTTGCAAGAAGGCTACGAGTTTATAGCAAGAGACATTTACTACACGGCTGCTGATGGATCAAGCAATCCACTGCAAAACATAGTTCAAGACCCAACTGGAGTCAACGCAAATGGTGGGGCAAACCAGGCGACTCCAAACACCCATACTAGCGGAACTGGTTCTGGTTTAAACGGAAGCACCGAAAGAGGAAATAACCCATTTTTTGGTTAGATAATGATACAATTAGTGTGGTATGATGATAGAATATAAAACAAATGTCTATGACAGGAGAAAAGATAATGGCAAACCAAAGAAAAGTTTCAGTTGAACCAAATGATCAGATTCCAGCAGAGATGCTTGAAGACGACGCGATGGTTATGGAACAAGATGATTTTTCGGATTTAGAAGAAGAAGAAAACAAAGAGGTTGAAGATCTTCCTGATGACGAAGAGATTTGGCCAGGTGGACCAACAGCAGGTTTAATTAAAATTTGGAAGAAAGAGCATGGCGAAGTATACGTTACTTCCTTGTCTTTTGAAAAGCATATAGTATGGAGAACTTTAACCAGAATAGAGTACAAGCACTTGGTTAAGAAGATGGAGCAGCTCGTCGCTGCTGGCCAACTGTCATCTGCAGAAGCAAACATGTGGAACGAAGAATCAATTGCTGAAATATGCATCCTGTTCCCTTCATTTGACAAGGCAGCGATCACCAAGGAAATGGCCGGAATGCCCTCTCTAATCTCCCAGGAAGTCCTAGAAGCTTCAGGCTTTGTCGCTCTAGAGGTTCGTCAATTATAATTTTAAAATGCTTGAACCTAAAGAGATTGTAGAAATTAGAAAAAAGTACGGTCCAATATTTTCAACAGAAATTAAAGGCCAAACTGTATTCTTTAGAGAGCTAACTTTTTCTGAGTTTGATGACATCATTGCCTACCAGGATTTAGACGGTGGATCTTCTATTGATTCAGAAGATTCAATTATAACGACGGCTGTAGTTTATCCTGAAAACTTTAATGTAGACAAGCTTCCAGCAGGAATTGTTTCAACATTAGCTACTCAGATTCTTGATATTTCAGGGTTCAATAGCGCAAAGACTGCAAAAAATATCCTAGAAGAAAAAAGAGCTGAATCAGGACAAGTAAGAACTTTAATGAAGGCCTTTGTTCTCGCTACTATAAGTACATACAAGCCCGAAGATCTTGATAATATGACGTACTCTCAGTTAGCTGATAAAGTTGCATTGTCTGAAAAAATTATAGAGATAACACAAGCAATGCATTCGATACAACCAAATGATCTTAAGTTGCAATTAATAGACCCAGAAGAAGAAGTAAATAAAGCTAAGCAATCAGCAGCGAGACACAATGCTTCCAAGCTAGAAGGCGCTGCTGATTACGAGGATCCAATTGCACAAAAACTTTGGGGAATGAAGTAACACAACGGAGGAAAGTTTTGATACGTGATAAAGGCCCATTAAGTAGCTTAGGGCATGGCGTTACATCAAGGGACATACCTCTCGATGAGGGGGAAACTGAGGGCCCAAGTGCTAACTCCGGTGCTATAGCCAAAAGACTTAATGGGCACCCCTTTGCCAAATTTATAGCAACAAACATCGCTACGGTTGTCGCAACTGGCGCTTCAGCAATGCTGGTAAAAAAGGGTGGTCTAAAGCTAGCTAAGACAATAGATGATGCCGCAAGAGCTACAAGAGCCACAGGAGGGACAAGCCACGCTACTAGATTGGTAGAAAGCGTAGGCGAACTTAGGAAGGTCATGGACACCCTTCAGGGTATTTCCAGGTCCGTAGGCGAAGGTGTTGACCCTGACTATTTTTATAAAAACTTAGTTTTAGAAACAGCAGAAGGTGGACTTACAACAGGTTATTCTGATGCCTTAAAGAACACAAGATTTGGGATGCACTTTTCCCAGCAAGAGATTAGAGACGCTGCTAGAGGGCTGACTAGCGAACCAGCTGCTATATGGGCTCATAGGGATGAGGTACAGCAAAGGTTAGTTGGCCTTGGTAGAAGACTACCTTACACTCTCCCAGCAATGTATGTAACTCAAAGAGGTTTTATCGACCCTCTGTTTGGGGATAACGAACAAAAAAGTAAAGTCAATTGGTATAACCCTGTCGACGTTGTTGCTGACTTTGCTAAACAATCTGTTCTTAACACCCTTTCAATATTGGGACCACAAGAGTTAGCTGGTGCAGCAACAAGCACAGCAAAAAGAGCTTTAAGTACAAAATTATATAGTTCAGCAACAACTCCTTTCCAAGAAAAATTGCAAAGAAGATTTGTAGATCTTAATACTATCCTTGGTGAAGTTGGTAATGATCTAGTTAGTATAACTGACAAGGTGATAAGAGGGTCAACTCAATTTTCTGGTGCATTCAACAGAGCATCAATCGCAGCAAGGCAAGACCAACCCGAGCAATTACAAGTTTTTAAAAGCGTTAGAGCTGGAGTAAGAGAAGCCAGAGAACGTAATGCACCGTTTGCCCAAATAGCAAAAGAGGCATTCATTGGAAGAAACGCAGAAGGCCCAGGCCAGTATGGTTTGATAGACGCAATGCCTGCGATGAGAGGATTTAGAAGCGGTTTTTCTGAATTCAATTCAAGATTTAAAATCATGGGGCAAGGTTACGATGTCGTAACAAAAGCTATAACTTACGACAAAGCAATAGCTAAAACAAAAGGCATTCAGAACAAAGGCAGCCTTGGTGATGACGTAGCAGATAAGCTTGCAAAGAGTTCTTTAGGGACAGCAATAGAGGAAATACAAAACCAACACTCTAGTAGACTGTCTAATTTTGCAAGCACAGTTGAAGGATGGATGGGTGGAAAAAATGTTTATGGTTCTAGGTTTAGAAAATCCGGAAGTGAATTTTATAATAAATTAGTTGAAAAAGAATTTAGAAGTCAAGTAGAGAAACATTTAGTTAACGAAGGTGCTAGCGAAAAAGGCGCAAAGTTATTTTCAACTCAAGTCCAAGTTAAGAACATCCCTGTTGCCGGAAAAGGCAAAGACATATCGCAAATATTTAGCATAGGCAAAGACCCTATCTTTAAAGAAGGCCCAGACTTTTTCCAAGAGCTGGCAACACGTGCAGCAACAATAAAGGGCTTACAGCCAGATAGTGGCCTAAGCGGCGATGTACTTGAAAGGGCATTAAAGAACGCTAACTCGCAATTTGCGAATAAAGAATTCCAAAAAAATCTTACAGCTAAAATTAACTCTCAATGGAACACTTTATATAATGAAAATTTAATAGGTCATACCCAAGGTCTTTTTAAACCACAAAAACAAGCGTATGAAGCTTTTGCTGGAAAACTTTCTGTAGATCAAAAAGAATATCTACAAAGACAATCAGCAGACATTTTAGGTATTAAGCTTTTAGATACAAATGGAAAAAGAATATCAAATGATATTATAAAAACCCAGTTAGCAAGAAACGGAATAGATGCTAACAACTTTAGTTCACTAAAGGCTTTCTTAATACAAAATAAAAAAATGTCTGGACCAAGCTTATCTGGTGGATTTAATATCTTTGGACTTAAGCAAGTTGGTTTTGATGAGGCTAGACAAAAAGGATTCTTTGACTATCTTTCGGAGAGACAAAAAACAATATTAAATGACGTTAATAGGCAATCAGCTATTAACGATCCAATATCTAACTCTATAGGACATTCAAGCATAGAAGGCCTTTACTCAAGTAGGTCTGGCAAGATACTCGATACTACAAAGCTTACCGGCACGATTAGATCTCTCGGTAACTTCTTTGCTAGCGAATTTGAAATACCAATTGTTCACATTAGTCCAAAAAGTATTTTTGGTCTTCAACAAATGCAAGAAATGGGCAAAAAGTCTCCTTTGCATTTTGTCCCAGGTGGTGGTGTCCAGCCGTTTGGTGATATGGCTAAACAAACGGACGCAGACTTCTTTATATATCAAACTAAAAGATCATTTTTTAGAAAAACAAAAGGAGAAGTAACAGCCTACTCTACTGATGTAGAAGGTGTAACAACTGCAAATAAATTGCAAGGTTATTATCGTCCCATAAATAATCTTAGCGAAGGCTTGATGGCAAGACAAGCTCGCTACGCTTCTGGTTTAATGAATCCAGAAGGAGAAAAAAATCCAATAAGGTCTTTAATTTCTGACTTTAAAGAAGGAAGGCCATTATCTTTAAGTAAGAGAATAAAGTCAGCTTTAGATATAGCAGAAGATCAACCAAGTTCAATTCCTGGTTTATTGTCTAGATTTGCAAGAAGAAAAACAGACATAGAAAACCCAACCGTTTTAGCCAGCTTGCTTGGCTCAAAAACTGGCAAAGCTACCATAGGCAAAAACGAGCTGACATTAAATACAAATAGGGTTTTTGATGCAGCTGGTAAAGCGATAGAAGCAGAAACTACATTTAGCGTTACTGACCAAGCTGGAAAAGTAATTGCAGATCACGAACAATTTGTAGGAGCGGCAACTAGATTTTTTGGCCAAACAAATGATTTTGGTTTTTCTCAAAAGGTAATGAAAGCCGTTGAGAGGGCAAACGCAGACTTATTTAAATTTGGAGAAAGACAAGGAGCAGGAACTGCAGGAGTAAAGGGGCTAAGCGATCTATATACTGCAGAGCAGGTAGTCAGGTTTGCCCAAGACCTAAAGAGATATGATGCTGGGCTTAAAGCTTTGCCATCTAATGTCCGAAGTTCATTTTCTAGAATTGATCAAATACTTCAGCAGGGTGAACTATTATCTAGTTCAATGACTGGTTCAAGATCTCCTTCGATCACAACTAGATTAGACGAATTAAAGAGTGAACTTTTTAAATACCTAGGTCAAAGAAATGCTGCCCTTAAAGGCGGCTCTGGTACGGAACCAATCAACGCAATCAACGATGCGCTTCTAGCTTTGAGGAGATCTGGGCAAATTGGAAAGTCCGAGTTCCTGGAAGCACAAGGTGCAGCACTAAGTTCGCTTTATAATGCTAGCTCATTTGCAGGATACGCAGCAAAGAACTCAACTGCAAAAAATGCCGCCGCAGCTATAACTCACACTTTAGATGAAGTAGCTTCTTCGGATAGTATTGCTGGTTTATTTAGGCCTTTTAGCACTTCTGATATAAGTTTGACTACGTCTACTTTAAGAAAACCAATTGCTAACATTGTCCCTTTCTTGAGGAGATCCTTTGGCACTGCTGATTTTAATCCATCGAATAAAGCAAACGTACTAGGAGGAAACTCTTCTACGGTCTTCGTACCAACGTTTGGAACTGTATTTAATAAAAATCCTTTTGGGGCCATAGCAAGCGCGCTTGGAATAACAACTTACAATGACCCAGAAAACTTCTCTAATTTGTCCATGTTCTCTGGACACATGATTGAAAGACTTAATAAAAACTTTGGGACATTAGGTATTGGTCTAGATGTATCAAAATATAAAAGCCCAATAGATCTTTTTGCAAGAGGGTATGTAGCTAAGAGGGCTCTTCCAATAGTAGCTGGTGCATCCACATTGATGGCTGTTGACAGAACAATAGGGGCCTATAACCAGCCAAAAGACGCAAACAATGAAAGAGTGTATTCACCATTCTTTACTGGTATAGCAGCAACGGGGTTGATGGAAACACAAGCTGCCGTGTCTGGTATTATTCCAGGTGGAAAGTCTTACCAGGAAAAAAGAGAAGAGCTAACTACTGGTGATGTTCCGATAAGACAGGGAAGATATTGGCCATTAGGTAACACCCCATTTAAAGGTGGAAAAATACAATACTACCGTCCGTCGTGGTATCAAAAGTTTCAAGCTGGCGCTATGTTTACATCCGATACATATGGCAGTCCTGCAGAAAAAGCTTTGTTCTATAATGATTACTCTCCTTTAAGGCCATTAGATCCATATAGATTTGAAAGAAAACATTACGAAGATAGGCCATACCCTTTAACTGGTGAATATTTCTCTGGTCCTTTTGGTCCAGCAACTAGCGCACTAAATGCAACAATAGGAAAGATACTTAAGCCACAACTAAGAATGCATAAAGAAGAAGTTGACGCTGGCTTAGCTAACTATGTTAGGGTCGGGCAATCTGGGGCTTTTGATGCATCTGGTTATGTATCAAATCCAAACGGAGCAGGGCAACTTTTTAAAGACTACGGTTATACAACATCTATGGGTGGAGTTGGTTACTCCGGAGGTTCATTAGGCACAGGTTCTTCTTCAGTAGCGGCAACAGCATATCCAGAAATAATTGCATCTAACCAAAGTAATTCCGTTGCAGGCAACATGTTGTATCAACAAAACGCAAGCTACGGTGCTATGGCTGGTTCACCTTTAGGAACTGCAAATAGAGATATAACAACTAGAATATCAAATCAAAACAGGATGCTTACAAACGCATCTTATGGCCCACCAAGACAGGCTGGTATAGTACCTCCAAAGATTATACCAACTGGCAAACCAATCAATTATGGAAGCACTGGATTTCAGCTTAGCGAAACTGGTTATAGAACTCAAGAGTTAGCTGGTATATATGGCTTCATGTTCTCATCCGCAAGAGAAGGCTTTGGTTTTGGTAAAGGAGACTTGCAACCACAAAGGTCAGTCCTGCAATCTGCTTCTAGAGCCTATGGAGCAAGTAGATCTTTCTACGATCAAAACTTTGGTGGTATGGGTGACGTCCCTTTGCCTGGACAAGGGCCGCTTGGAAACATTGAATTATCAGAAATAACTAGAAGATTTATACCCAAAGAAAGAAACGACATAGATTATCTAAACCCAATTAGAAACTCTATGGCAGAAAAATATCCGTTTTTACCAGGACCAAATTATTTCACAAATTTTAAAACAGGTGACCCTTATACTAAGGTGCCAGAAGGAGAACTAAGGCTTCCTGGCGTAGCTTACGAAAGATTCAATACTCCAATTTCAGACGAAACTGGTAGATACGGAAGAGCAACGCAGTTAAGTATACTCGGAGATGTCGCTCCTTATTCACCGGAATATAGATCTTTAAACAGAAGTATAAACTCACAAATAAACTCTCCAGAGGAAAGAGCTTCGATTATAGAGACTAGAAAAAAAGTAGAATCTATAACAAAGAGAAAAGAGTTTGACGCCTACAAGTATAAATATAGTTCAGCAGAAGAAATGGGCATGGGAGGCACTCAACATACACTGTTAAGAGCTGGCGAGTACTTGTCGCACAGAGACACAATTTTTAACACTAAATTCATGCCGAACAAAACAGCTGCTGAAGATTATGAAAGAACCAATGTGTACGGTTCTAGTTTCCCTCAATGGCAAGATCCAATAAAAAGCTTCATTAGCCCTATGGTTTATAAAGCAACCCAAAGAGGTCCATTATTAGGAGCAACAGTTCTTGGAGCCCTTGGTTCAACTTTTGGTGTGACTCCAAGAGCAAAAATCTTTGCCTCGGCAGTTGGCACAGTAACTGGTGGAGCCGCAGGAGCATATGGTTCTATAAGTGAAAGAATAACTGGCGATAGGTTTATACCTAAAGACAGAAAAAAACAAATGGCTCTTGAAGAGTACACTGACATACTAACATATACAAAAAATATGTCGTTATATTCTCAAGCTCAAAAAGCTGGAGATACAGAGGCAGCTAATAGGTTCAAACAAAGCGCCAGTAGAACAATGTATGGGGCAGACATTTATGGCGACTCTATAGAAAATCTTTCTTTGTCAGTTCCAAAAAGAAAAAGAGAACATTTTAAAGCCATGATTGGGGCTCCAGAAGAAGAAAGAGAAAGAATACTTTCAACTGCTCCAAGACTTGAAAGAAGAATATTCCAAGCAGCTTGGGGTATGGATGTAGAAAAGAAACCAGACTTGGTTGATTATTTTTCTAAGCATGAATTACCAGATGCTGGCTCAGAAGTTTGGCACCCTAATACAAACATGGAGCATGTAAAAATAAAGATAGGTCAAAACATGGGTGTAGATTTATCTCAAATGGGTTATTACCCACAACAATTAAAAGAAGCCAACTTAGTAAATCCATCTTATCCAAGCTTTAACCAATCTTCAAGCCAGGATTCTGTTTTAGAAAAACTTAAAAGAATGATGTTAGACAATGGTTTAACTGGCTCCGTTAGCCCAGTCTACACACCTTATGCAAGTAATAGTATTGACATGTCAGTAGGCGTTAGATGAGGAATATAAATATAGGCAAACCAATGGAGATGTCTTTAAATATACAAGACGTCTTAGCCAGTATATCGCGCATCTCACCTACTGCTGCATCTAGAGTAGCAGACCCTAGAAATTTATTAAACAAACTATTATCAGCAACAATGTATGGTAGCAGTAATGTTATAAAAATTGGTGGCGCAGACGAAGATATCACAGATGCGTCTGGTGCTGTTATAGGGTCAAGATTCCGACCATCATTTATATTCAATGTCACTGGAGAAGAAACAGAGGACTTTGGAGAAGCCATGAACAAAGCTGCAGAAATGGGCATTGTTAACTACACTAGACTTTCAAAAGATCCATCACGAGCAGTTGGTAGACAGTTTAACTTTGGTGAACTTGTGCAAGAAAACAAAACAATAAACAGCATGCTGAAAAGAGCAAAGCTTAATCCAACATCAGCTGAAGCAAGAAGCTTAAGAGAAGCAGGCTTGGGTAAATTAATTGATGACCTAGAGCTAACTACAATAAGAGGTAGAACAGTTATAAAAAATCCATTTGAGATTACCTCAATGGCTTTGAAGACTGCATTCACTGGCGACACTATGTCGGATGCTCTAGCTAGAGTTAGGGGCGATGATGGCCTGTTCAAGGGCATGGTTGTACCTGGAGACGATGGGTTCCAAATACTGAAGTTTGGACTTCCAGGTATGGATTTAAATGAAAAAGAAATAGCTGCGTTAAAATCTTTAATGAATACTGGGCAATTACAAAAGAGCACCCTAATAGAAGCTTTAAAAAAGGGAGAGGGTGGGCTAGAAAAGCAACTGGGTAAAGTTGGAAAGCGTCAAAAAACATTTGCATCTGCAAGGCAAATTTCGATATCTGGAGTAGGCATAACTGGTGGGTCAGGTGCTACTGGATTCCTAGGTGGTGTTGGCACACTAGAAGAAGCCATAGAGGCTTCAGACACTAGGGCACAAGCTTTGATGGCGGCTTTATCTGGTAAGGTTTCTGGAAAATTAAAGACTGATTTAGAAACAGCTTTTAGCGGCGTTGGTCATAAATTTTATGGAAACTTTGGTTTATCAAAAGCAGCAGGTGATGAAATTCTTGATATGGTTTTTGATCCAAGCGATCCAGGATCGGCGGTAGCGTATTCACAAATGGCAAAGATGATGAGGAGAGCAATCGCAACAGCAGGTCCAGATGGAAACGTTACAAAAGAATTTGAAAAATTAGTTAAAGCGCTGCCTGGTACAAGGCAAGCGTTTAAAAATCAAATATCAGCTACATTATCCGGACTTGAAACGTCTGTTGACGGTGCATTTTATATAAATAGAAAATACCTAGAAAGAACAGTTCAAGATTGGAGTGCAACGGTATTAAATCATGAAAGAAATATGGCTAGCGGCGTTGTGATGGGAGAAAACGCACAAGAAGCATATTTATCATTGAGGCAACAGTTAAGAACAATTGGGCAAGAGGTTACCGATAAAACAGGGAAAGTTATTGGCCATAGATTAAAAGATAATATAGAATCTTATGACTTCTCTGGAAGAACTGGATTCCATAATACTCTAGGCGAACGTAAACTAATAAAAGGTAGAATGTATGTATCAGACGATCTGCCTGATGACATTGGATTTTTAACCCCTGACATTATGATCAAATCAGAAACTGGATTTGAAGAATTTATAAACTTTGATATAACTGGAGGTGGCAAACGACCACCCGACGCCATTGCACCAGACTTCCAGATGGCAGTTTTTCATAGTGGAGAATTTTTAGAAACAGCTCCAGATGGGTCTAGGGTTGTTCCTGCTGTGACTAGAAGATATCAACAAGAGCTACAAGCAGAACTTGAACAGATAACAAGAACAGGTATCATACCAGCTAATGTAAGACAAAGATTAATTCAGGACATGGAGTCAAATTCGGTAGACGAATTTATGGCAATTTACCAACCTCATAAAATTGGATCTAAAGAAAAAAACAAAGAGATGGTTAGAAAAATAAATAACGCTATCTTAGAAAATAACGTTACTGACGTAGACACTATTGCGGCAATAAGTAATTATTATAGAAATCAAATGTTTAGCCAAAAGACTACCGGTCAAGGCATCAAGCAAAGAACTGTAAGAATACCCAACATGCCGGATTTGCAAAGATACAACATAGAGTCAGAGGCTAGCCGTTTAATGGGACAGCCAAACGAAGCGCGAATGTTAACTGGATCTAGAGGGTTTGCTAAGTCAAAGATAATGGATGAATCAGGTGCGCTAGTTGATTTAGAGTTAATGACTACACGAGCACATCAACACAGCCTTTTGTTTAGCGGAAGAGCATCGGTTGAGTACCAAGCAGCATTAGGAGGATTCGACTTTGACGACAAGGGAATGCCGATACTAAAAAGTTACCAAGACTATTCATCTGGCACTCCAAAGAAAAAATTAGCTTTATTTACCACAAGACAACCAACTGGCCCTATGGAATACGTTGTCCAAGATTTCTTAAAAGATCAAGAAACTCTTAATGAAATTTTTGGTCATAATAAATCTTTTATGGCTGGTTTAGAAGAAATTGCTACTAGCGGCGATACTGAGGCTATGGAACTTTTAGAATACATGAGGATGGTTCCTGATTCAACTAATGCAAAAAGGTTTTCGTCTTTGCATAGAAAATACGCTGGTGTTGGAGTCACTGGCAAAGATATAGCCGCTGGAAGATTCTTTGGTTCTGGTGATTCAACCCTGCTTGATGCAAGCAACTCATATTTCTCTCAAGGGCAAGACCAGGCAACTAGGGTTATAGAATCGGTTTATCAGCACTTGCGGAAGCGGAGTTACCGAGCTTAGCAACCCAGTCCTAAGAGCTATGGCAGTTACAAAGTCTGGAGGTCATTTAGCTTTGACGCCAGAGGTTATGAGAAAATTAGCTCCAGCAGACCAGTTAGAGTTTGCTCCAGCTTACTTCCAAGGCCAATTTATGAAGCTTATTCCTGAATCATCAGCATCTCTTTTTACGGAGGCTGACAGAATAGGGATAGCAGATGCTATGACAAGAACTGGTGCAGCTTCAACGGCTGAGATCAATGAGCTTATAGCAAAAACTGGAGACATTTATGATCTTGACGACAATCTCTTTAGACAAAGATTAGGTGGAATACTAGAAAGAAATAATGTTGCTGGCAAAGAAGGAATCTTTGCTGCAATAGAAGCAGAGTTGAGCCCGTATAAAAATAGGATTCTTGCTCCAGAAAAAAGTGACAATATAGGTGGGTACATAAACAAGTTGATGGTTCTTGGTTCCACAATGGAACAACAAGACGATATATTAAAGAGTTTAGATGAAGCTGGTGGCGTACAAGCCTCGTTAGCAAATATCATCAGAGCAAAGACTATGACAGGTTTACTTGCCCCGTCGGATGCTGTCGACGTGGCAGTGCAAGCTGGCTCTCTTTCTATTAAAGGTTTAGACATCGTCAACTCGCCCGCAGTAAGAGATGCGTTCATCCAAGGAACGGCAGCTGCACTAGAAGCTATACAACAAACTGCGGACGTGGACCAAATAGCAGCTGCACTTGATGGCTTAATAATAGGTGATCTTGATTCAGCAGGAGCGCACGTTCTAACTCAAGCAGGCAGAAGAATGGGCATGCAAAGAGCTGCTAAAGAAGCTCTAGGTCTTGATATGGAAAACCTTGGTTTAGACTCAGCTTTGTTTGACTTAAAGCTAGCTACAAACAAAGAAGCACAAGAATTAATATTACAAGGCATGCAGCAAGGCGCAACAGATCTTTTAGGTGAAAGCTTGTTTACCGATGCTCAAAAAGATTCAATACGAGCAACTAGCGAAAGATTCCAAGAACAAGGAGTAGCAGGCCTAAGAGACGAAATAGTTTTAGCTGGAAATAGCAAATATAGATCAGCAAGTATTTTAATAAATGCAGCCGAGACGTCTAGCGCAATGATAGCAAGTAGCCAAAGAGAATTGTTTAAGTCTTTAAACCCAACTGAAATTGATGCGTTTTACTTTAGAAGACAAAGTGACATAATGCCTAGACAGCTAGAAGAAGCTGGTAATGAACTAGTTTCAGAATTTTTAAATGACGCTGGAAAAATAGACTCAATGCTAAGAGAGCCTGGTTATCAGGCAACTCAAGAAGCTAAAAGTAGAGAAAGTATTTTCAAAATCAAGATGGGTGAAAAATATGAAACCTTAATAAAAGAAGAAACAGAAAGATTAAGGACTGAAGGTTTTACTGAAATAGATGAGCTAGATGTTGCTGATGCAATTGAAAGATCGCAAAGGTCTATGAAAACCGGAAAAAATAGAATGAGTACTCTATTGGGTTCAGAGACAGAAGAGGGTGGATACTTAGCTGATCTTTTCAACAGGGCAGACGTTCGAAGAAAATACTCAATGATAACTTCATCTAGTGGCTTTGAATCTTCCGACACTTATAGATTAAGCCAAGTGATGGATAGAGCCTTGTCAATGACTACTCCAACTCATAGGGCAAGTCTAGAGGATTCCTTTGATGAAACAGCAAAACTACAAAAGTTTTTAATTGGTTTAGCAGATAGGCCTAGTGGGCCAAAAGGAACACTCAGAGGCCCTGCAGCAAGAGGTGTTGGATTAGACGAACTAGTCGATGGCATAATGAGCCCAGATGAGTATCGTACTATAACCGGTCTTATTAAAATGGGTGACCAAGATCCGGTAGGCGTTATCGACGATGCCGTTACAAGAGATATGTCAGCCGTAAGTCATACTCTTGGAGAACTTAGGACTTTAGCTGAAGCAAGAAAGCTTGGTTTTGAAGCTAGGTATGCAGATACAGCAACAGGCAAGGTAACTATACCTAAGCTTATCAATACTTTGACTGGTGGAGCCGGTGCTGCTACAACACCAGTATCTGGTCCTGGGTATAAAAGAATAACAGAATTATTTAAAGATGGAACCATCAAAAACTTGATGGACAAACCTTATATAAAACCTGCTGCAATTGGAACTGCTGCGTTAGCAGTTTTTGGTTTTGTTTATTCCGCAAACAAAGATAGATCCGTAGAAGATATGCAAGGGCCACCGCTTCTACCGGGAGGGAGTGCCTATGAATCAGCCTACCCAGGTAACACTCTCAACATGCCTCCACCACAAAACTTGTTACCTTCTGGCCAAAATGGCGTTACATATAGAGTTAACGCTTCTGGGAGCTATGCCGATGCACAAAAATTCTCTGAAGCAGCTGGTGGTCTTACTTCGGACTTTTCTACTTCTTATTACGGTGGCGCTCGAGACGCATCTGCTAACCCATACAGCGAAATTGTTAGTTCATTTTAAGGATGTTATATGATTTTTGATGCAGGGTACCAAAACAAAACATTAAGCGAAGCCGGCAAGACACCTAAAGATACATCTCCAAGATTAGAGCAGGCTAATAGACAATCCAAAGATGTTTCAGCAAGCAAGGGGGACGGAGATAGCTCCGTTAATAAAGGCAAAAGAAGAATAAACCAATCATCTAGCACAGTAATACAGCACGGTAGACCATCCTACGAAGGTTTAATGAGCTCGTCTTCGGCTCACATAACAATGAACAATTCTGGATATCTAAACAAGAACATGCAGACCAGTAGATACTCAGAAAATGCAGTACAAAAGCAAACAATGTCAAGAGATATGGGTAGTATACCCTCGATTAGTTCGTTAACTTCTGGTATAATGTCTAGAGGAAATAATTCTAACTATAGTGGTTTTACTTCATTGGGTTCTTCTAGTGATAGAATTTCTAAAGTTATTAGAAATAATAATTTAGTTTAAAGGTATGGAAAATGTCTAAAGAAAATACTATTTCTAAAACAGATTTTGAGCAATGGTTTGAAACTTATCTTGCTACATTAGTTACCCCTATTGCAACTTCAGACGGAAGTCTTGTAAGAAGTCCTTTAGAGACCGACATTATACCAAAAGACATTAACGATATAATTCAAGCCAGCAACAATAGTGCCATAAACAATCCTTCAATGATTGCTCAGCAATGGGTAAGGGAATCCTACCTAAACCCTATGATGCAAGCAAGGGAAAGCTTATTTGCTATTGGGGCTGTTCGAGAGACGATTCTAATGAAGCCTGGGACTAAGTCGATACCTGCAAACAAAGCAGATCTTTCTGGCTATAAGCAAGATGGCCAAACTTACTACGCCTTTAGAGACGAGGCTATAAATAGAAAAACTTTAACAGATCCAAAAGATTTTTTTGAGATAATAAAACCAGGTCAGGGCTTTGATAAAATAGAATCTCAAGGCGACAGAGGCATTCTATTTAAAAATCTTTATTTTAAATTAGTTGAAAAAGGATTAATTGATTTATTATTTTTTAAAAATCAAATCCAAGTTTTTGCACAAAAAAGGTATATTAATAAATCTACACTAGAAAAAAGTGCGCTCAATGCTTCGTCGCCTCTTGGTGAGGATCTGCAGTGGTTGACTATTTTATCAAGGGTCTATAACACACTTTTACTAGACCCTATATTGGCTTGGCAAATGAATGAATATTTTCCAGGTGTTTCACAATTCTTATTTAATGCGTTAGCAGCAACTGCAGACTATAGTAATAATGGCGCAGGCGGCAGTATCGATGACCCATTAAATGACCCAATCAAGGTAGCCAAGATGCTGTTTGAGTCTTTTGGTACCGATGAAGAGGGTAACGCTATATTCAAGCCGGCATGGACTTTGATAAACACAGGACTCAGGATACAACAAGCCTTAGATCAGTTCCCTGTTAGGGCAAATATACCACCAAGAACGCCAGATGTTTTCCATCTTAGGATTGGAGCTTCAAACTTTTACGTACCACCAGTTTCCATATCTGTTAACAGTGCTTTCAAGGCTGGATCTTTGACTGGTGGTGCAATTAGACAGAAGAATAGCCCTAAGTTTAACGCCGGGTATAAAGAAACATCAATAAATCTTAGACTTTATTTCCCTAATTATGAAGAAATCTGGGGCATATCAATCACTGATGCATCAAATATAGATTTAACTAAAGATTTTAATATAGATTTTTCTACAGACAGTGAAGACAAAATAGATAAGTTTCTATCTTCTCTTCGAGGCTTAGTTGCGACATTTAAAACTTCTCCGATAATCCCGATAAAGAATCATTATATAAATAATGTTCATGGTATAACCGGAGTTGCCTTAACTAACATGAGCGTATCTACTATACCTAGCTACCCATTCTGCTTGATAGTTGACTTAGAAATGTTAAGCTATAACCATAAACCGTTTTTGCCGATGATAAAAGACTTTAACCAAGCAGTGCATTGGGGCAAGTACAGGCACTATATGGGTAGAGCCGCTAAGCAGCTTGATGATTATGTAAGCAAGGACTTCTTAGTAAGACCGCTTGGACAAATTACGGCGCAAGAGCCAGTAGACATCGACGGCAAGAGCCCAACGGCACAGATCCGCGAGATGGATAATTGGTTGACGAATAGGTACAACGAAGACCTGGAAAAGACAGACAAAGACACAGCTAACGATTCAGCCAAGATTATTGATTCTGTACTAACAACAAACATAATTCAAGATTGGACTACTGGAAATAACATATCGATATTCATGCCAGAAAGAGTACAGTCAAAAATATTTACTCCAGACATTAGCACTTTTAGAAGCAACCAAGAAAAAATATTAAATGATACTGGAAGAAACATATGGAATGGCGTACTTTATAGACTAGGTATTGACATCAATGAAACTGGTTATGGAAGGGATCTTGATTCAGTTATTAATACTTCTCAAGATTCATCTTACCCTCCTTCTTTAAAGAGAAAAGTTAACACAGCAATAGATATATTATTGTCTGGTCAAACACAAGACACAATAAATGAAAAAGTTTACAATTATCTAGCAGTGGTCTGGATGCTTAAAAACCCAAAGGTGTATACAACTCCTGGAGGCGTAGATTATATACTAAAGAAATCTACTGTTGTTCCTTCTGACGACATAACTGGTTGGGTTATAGGCTCTAAGACAGAAGAAAATTCTAGCGTCAATTTAAGATACGTGCGTGGATACCTTGAGCAGCAGGCTAATGGTAGTAATGGATTATTAAATCAGCTCATAGAAGAGCTGGTGTTGCAAAGAATTGGGACCTCTAATCCTAGCGAACAAGCAAAAGAAGCTATAAGACAACAGGTAAAAGAAGAACTCAAAAAGGGTTTCAATCAGACTCTATATGAACGCTTTTTTATGTCTGGACCTATAAGAGAATTTATCGAATCAGCTAACAAAAAAGAAGCAAACTTTAAAGAGTGGGAAGTCCCTATGATCCAAGTTGATTTGGATCAAGAAAAAGTTATAGTAGATGGGGTAAGCGTTAGCATCGGAAACAATGTAACTAAGATGCAAATACAAATGCAAGAAGAGCCAACCTACCAACACATAGGTGGCAAAGATACTTACATTAATATATCAATGACTGTCTTCGGTGAATCGGAACTTATAAAAATAAGAAATATCTTTGAGCATATTAACGGCCTAGCAAGACTAGAGCATGCCGCAGGTGTTATAGGATTCCTTGGTATAAAAAATATCATCACTGCCTTGTGTGGTGTCAAGTATGTCCTTCCGTTAAAGTACAATGTTGATACAATACCTAATTTTCCTCATGTGTATAAGGTCAACTTAACTTTAGTCGATTTTGATATTTTTCAACAAAAACGAGAAAAACTTTCTTCTGAACAACAACAAAAGTTTGTTGACGAATTTGGCACAAAGAAAAACCCATTCTTAAGAATTAAGCAATTGTGGGGATCGTTCAACGCCTACCCAGACTTGCCTCTTGAGGTTTACAGTAAAGAGGGTGACGTTGTTGGTTGTATGGACCCAGATTATTATTTCAGAAGTTTTGAAATGTTTGATAGAGATGTTATAGTTAACCAAAGCATACAGGAGACTAACCAAGTAAGAGTTAATTACAGCCAAAAAGAACTTACTGAATCCGAACAAAAGACAATGGATCAGAACGATGAAAGATATATAGCAGATATAATAGGATTTCTTAGAAAAAATGATTTTAAGGCACTGAAGGTTTGGGTTGACGCTAACGCCCTAAAGCCTTCAGATGGGTACAGAATAGTTAATAAAGCAGTGCAGAAGTATTCTTCCTTGAAAAGAACTCTTGCATTAGATTATGTCGAAACATTGGAATTAGAAGATAAGTTATACTTGTTTACCGATACCCAGTTCTCAGTTCCTATGGGAGAATATAAAGTTGGGGAGTTAACCTCTAGCACTGAGGAAAAGCTTAAAGAGACCCTTAAGGCTGTGTTTGATCAAGGCAATGAGGACGATAAACAAGTCAGCGTAGACCCAGATGATTTAATGGCAGGAGTAGAGGGCACTGACTCAATGCTTGATTACGTCCACGGTCTAGTTTATGCTATACCAGCTGCAACTACTGGTAGTTCAGTGCAACTCCCAGCGATGATACAAACCGCGCAGGGCTATAACTTTGGTTATCTTTCTAGACAAGATGGAAGATTCTACATGCAGAACAATAAGTTCAATGTATCAAGAATTAAATCTTCTGTTCTTGATGATCTAAAAAAACAAAAAGAAGACGTTCAAAAAGATATTGATAGCGGAAATAAAGACCCGCTTTTAAAAGCAAAAATAGACAAACTTACCAAGTCAATTTCGCAATGGAACGAAGATGATGAAACAACAGAAAAGATTTCTTTTATAAAAGTTTCCGACTCACAAACTCCCGATAAAACATTGACTACTTCACACATGCCAGAGATAAGCACTAAAGCATTTTCTGAGTATCAGAATGCCTACTCAGCAGGCGGTGCAGAAGCTGAGTCAGTGTCAGCCGCAAAGGGTGGCCAGCACGCCGTTTCTAAGCATTGGGAAAAAATGTTGATAGATACATCATATAGAGACATATCCGGAAGAATGGTAAGAGCTTATCCAACTTATATGTTGTGGTTAATAGATGAAGGTGGCATCGGGTTTGCCGGAACAAAGATCTTTGATAATTTTTACGGCCTACAATCTATAATAGATTTTTCAGTAGTTAGCTCTGAAGATATATTAGGGGACACTTTAATATTTAGAGTATCAAATATGTATTCTAAATTGTCGCAAAAAGAATCTGCTAGAATATTTGATCCAGGCGAGCCAAAAGATACAACTTCAATGACAGAAGATCTTTCTGCAATTGTTGACACTCTTCTTAATAGGTCGAGAAACATAAGAGCTCATTATGAAAACAAATACGTTGTTGACATAGAAAACATAAGATTAAAGCCTGGTGTAAGAGTTCACCTAAGAGTGGGCTATGGATCTAATCCAAACTCGCTACAAACAGTATTTAATGGAATCATAACAAACGTAGAGATGGGCGAAATAGTAACAGTCACCGCACAATCAGACGCCATAGAACTAAGCCCTATTATTAACTCAGCTAATAAAAAAGGCGACAGTGGAAAAATAGACGGCGGTATAAACACTGGGATGTTCTTATCAGAACCTAGAGACTTAATGGTAAAACTTTTGTCAATGGGAACATCTAGATTTAGGGAATCATTTGCCCATGCAACTAGAGGAACAATTTTTTCCGAAAATAAATTTGGAATAAGACATTTTGGTAACATATTATATGAACCATTAAATGACGTTGAGAAACAAAAAAACGATGCACTAAAAACAGCATTTAAGAACGCAATAGATACAGTAAGCAATGACGGAGCTTCTGTAGCTTCTCTTCTTAAAGGTGCATGGAATTCAACTGCAGGAACATATAATGGAGTTGACGTTGGCATAACAGCAGCATCTGCTGCTATAGGAGGAATAGTTGGTGGGCCACTTGGAGCTATAACCGCAGGGGCAGCAGGTGGCTTTATGAGGTCTCCTGTCCTAGGTCACATGAGAACTCTTATGTCTAATCTTTCAACACAAAGAGATTACGAAATATTTAAAAGAAACATATACCCAGGCAATGGTCTGGGTGTAGCGCAATTCCTTGGTGGAGACTTAGACGCCGGATGGTCTACTGCCTCAACTATGGGCTCAGATGAGTTCAGTAGCATGCAGGCAGACAGAAAAGCATACTTGACTAGATTAGGTGATGCAAACTGGAGCACAGCTATGACTAAAAATATAAAGGTAGCAGAAGCTCAGCAGTTAGCAAACGGAGCTAAGTTGAACGACTCTAGTGGGGCTGTTGGCACAGCAAAGATACTTTCTGGATTGATGGCCGCAACCGGTGCCGTAGCTGTAGCTGCTGGAATGCCGGTTTTAGGTTCTGCAGTTCTTGGTACGGGTCTACTGGGCGTAACTAACGGAAGAGCAGCTGCTAGCGTTTTTGAAACGCTTGGACTTGTTTCATCGTTAGATGACGATGTTCCTGGTTTTGATGAAGTTTCCTTCAGAGCCCAAACATACATGAGATCTGTATGGGATATGTTCCAATTGTGTGCAAAGCTTCTTCCAAACTATATTGTTGCGGTAAGACCTTTTGAAGATAGATCAACTGTATTCTATGGCAAACCGCATTGGCTATACACCTCAGGGGTAGTACCTATCTCAACTGGCTTTATGCACCCTGATTCAGCAATCAAAAAAGGGATCAAAGACACTGGCCCTACTTACAGTAGAGCTGGCCAGGATCTGTTAGAGATATTAGACAAGGTCAACAAAGAGTCAAGCCCAATGCAAGATGGACAGGCTTTCGCGCAAGGCTTCGAACCATTAAGTACTTCTATCGCAACCATAAAAAGCATTAACGAAGGCACAGATTCATACAAGCCAGTTGCTTGGGTAAAAGATCCAGTTAATGGTTATACTAAAAAATTGATTAACTTTTTGGATCCTAGAAGAATGTTTTTTGTTGAAGAGGGAGAAGTTGTTGCAAGACTCCCAGTTGCAAAGGGAATTGTAAACGTCGGCTTCCATTTGCCTTTTGGGGAAAAAGGCGAAACAGAAATGGATATAAATAAGATAAAGAATACCCACAAACAAATACCACAACTTCCATACAGGTATCAGTTTCCTTATTTCACTGACAGAAAAACTACTTCTTTTGATGGTAAGCATAATGGTTATATATTTAATTTCAATGTTAAAACGTTAATTGGATATACTGAAAAAAAATTCAAATTCATTAGAGGTGATACGGATGGTGACGGTAATCCTCTTGACCTAAAAGATGACGCCGGCGTTAAGGATCATCCATTAAATTACGCAGCAGGAGCAAATTATTTTAATATACTAGCTGCTGAGTTTAGAGTTTCAGCTGAATTTACTTCAGATGGATTAGTAGACCCGAGTAACGAAAAATCTAACGGTCTTGATGAGATATCATATAGAATAAAAACAGGTGCATTCCAGTTTACTCAAGAGATGCTCACCAAGTCTCCGGAAACTGTATTGTCGTTACAAACGACTGCTTTTATGGATTCTTCAGATTCAAGTACCGCAGGCTTTAACATAGTAAGAGTCCCACTTCCATCGATAGTAGTTGATGCAAACTCAAGAGTAACACAAACTGGTTACGAAAAAGATCCGTATTCTAGTTCAAACCTTTTTATAGATGGAATAGATGCAGAATACGATGGAGACCGCACTGCAAAGTACATGTTTGGTAGCTTTGAATACAATGCAGCTTTATCATCAAAGCTAAAAGGACTTAACGGTAATAGGGGCATATACGCCGAATGGGGCATGCCAGATACAGCAGAAGACGAGCAGTGGTATATAGCAATGAAATGGCCGTATAAACCAGATTGGTCTACGGATAGTGAAATTAATACAGGCTTTGAGAAACAATACTCCAACTATAACTATGGGGTAACTCCAATGGGCGAGGCTAATTTAGCCCAATATGGTACTGTCAAGAATTACAAGGATAGAAAAGTTTTAGTTTATAGCCCAACAACAAATACCGCAGTATGCCTAAGACCAGCTTATTATCTTTGGGGTGAAGTTAGAGATAATACATACTACGATAACGCTATGGATAATACTGGCGACGGTACAGCCGATCCAAACTCTATAACCGATGCAGAAAACGTATTCGTCGATGCGGTAGTATCACCAGATGCGGCTTACCATTTAGGTATCTTAAATAGTGGCAATAAATGGGAAGGCAACCCTAGTAGATATTCATATGGGTTTGAGTATTTTACTGATAACGATTCACAACAAAAATTTGGAGACCCAGATAATCCTCAGGATATAGAAAATACATTAGAAGCTTTAGGACAATTAGCTTTTGGCAACCAAGATCAAAAATTTTGGCTAGAAGACAATGCTACAACTTTTATCGGTCTGTCTGTTATCCCATTCTCTAGATCATGTTACTTCACTTTTGTAGAAGATGATTTTCCATTAGGAGTTATACCAAATGCTGCTATAGTTTCAAAAAGATTTGAAATTGGTTCTAGTCAAGCTGGCAATAAATGGCAACCAGATGACAACTTCATTATTGGATTTTCTAGTACAAAAGATGGAATAAATAAAGCAGTTTACAACGATGCAGATGATGGCAGTAGCTTCACTAGCATGGGTGAAATATCAGCCAATGGAGGCGGCGATTTTGAATCAGACGGTGACAAGCATAGGTCTTATAGATCATTTGGTTATTTAGCAGATATACTAAAAGACACGGATAGTCTAAAAGATGTTTTAGGTGATAATAAAGCTATAGCAAAAAATTTATTTAGTCCAGAATCCGGTGAATTGTACTTTAAGTCAGCAGAAGATTCATTTATAGAAGCGATATTCGGTGGCAACCCACTGATGTACTTCAAGGCAGCTGTTAACGGTGAATACGAAAAAATTTCTCAAGACAATCTTTACGAAGTTCTTCAAAAAGAAACAAGCACTTTTAAAGACGATGACAACAGCCCAATAAAGAGAGAAAATTTTGTTGACGTTTTTGATGAGACTGGTGACCCTCAACTATCCCAATCTTCTAGAGCTAACTATGATGAGGATTACAATCTTTCTACAAGAGTTATAGCTGGTAATGGAAGAACATTATCTCAAGCTAGAGAAATATGGGATTTCTTTAGAGTAACATTCCATGACGATAAAATGGTAAAAGCTATTTTTAAGCAAACTTTTGGAGTTGATCCAGACAGTGAAGAAAAGCTTCCTGAATTTATAATTAACTTGCTAACAGGCAAGGGGTCTGCTAATGACCCAATCATGAATAGGTATACATCATCGATAAGTACTAGTGAGCGACGTGCTGGAAAAGATTTGCAGTCAAGAGATTCTGAATTAAATTTTGATGGAAAAGCTGGTCCTATCGGCAAAGATGAAAATGGGATTATTTGGGCTGGTCCAGATGGAACGCCAGAAAAGCGAACGGATACGGCAAGCGACGCTAGGTATGAATTTAGTCGAACACTAGGGGAGCAATTCGTTTATGGTGGCAAGGACGCTGATGGAAATCCAATCGATGCAACTGCAGTTAAAGAAGCAATCAATTTTAGCGCGGACACATTTTTAGATAACGGCGTAAAAGTTGCAATTGCCAATAACAGTATAAAAGTACAATCGACTAGCTTATTCCAAGATATAGATACTGGTATCAGAATCAAGTATGGTTACTTAGCAGGGTTGCTCGGTTTTATTTTGGGTTCCATGAGTGACGGAAAAACTCCTGATCCATTTGGTTTTGATCCATCTGTTTTGAATCAATCCGATAGCGATTCAGCAAGAAGAAATATATTAGCCTTAAGAAAACAACTAGGCATTGTTCAAGGAGACGAGAATAAGGACGGTGTTAATGACGAATCAATAAGAATCATGAGACTAATAGATACTCCTAGAAAATTATATTTGTTTATAGTTGGTTGGTATAGACAAGTTATGTGGTCAGACCCATACAGTAGAGCTTGGGTTGTTCTAAAGCCAAACAGAAGGCTAAAGCACTGGTCATCTAACCCTCTTTTGGTGGGTGACATTGGTAATGGTGGCCTTAAAAGGTCAGATGGAAAATGGGATTTTTCACCAATATACCAGTCTTGGCAAGCCTTTATAGACCCAAACTCATCTTATGCAAAAAGCCCAGATAAATTTAAAGAATTTTTAGTCGCGCACGCCAAAGAAGGAGACAGTGCTACAAGTTGGTTAACAGCAGCTTTCCAAGATGGAAAAGATTTTTGGGATAAAAACGTTGGTGTTTACTTTACTGCTATTTCAGATGGTCTTTCTGGTCTTTTAAATATGTTTAAGCTATCAATGGCACAAATGGGCTATGGTTTAGCTGAAGCAGACAATCTTAATAAGCAAGCAAATGTTTTGAATAAGCTATTAAACGACAGCATTTACTATTCCTTGGGGAATGCAGGATCTTTACTAAGAGCTGTAGATAATCCTTTCACTAGAGAGTATGGCGAGCCAGTAGTAGAGGTAAGAGAACCTTTCCAGAGAATACATTACTTAAGTTCTTTTGGTCATATAATCTCAAACAAGATACAAGAAAATATAAATGACGTTGCAACTGTTATAACTGCTGTGTCTGATGGCAAATACCCAGTAACCGTAGCTTTGGACAAGGGTGCGCCTTCTGAAAGACAAGTAGAAAAAACTGTAGAAACTGGTTTGTATTTTGACAACATAAGAGGCTCTGGTTTCTTTGGAGTTTTGCATCCTATGTTCCATCCATTCGAAACATTTAGAGGTATATCAAAAGCGGCCAGTGGTTCAGCAGATGAATTAACGGCAAGACGTGTAGCTTTGTCCCATTTGAAAGAAAACATAAAAGATATTTATACTGGCGAACTTGTTATAGTGGGCAACGCAGACATAAGACCTCATGACCTGGTTTATTTAGCTGACGTTTACGAAAGAATGTACGGTATATTTGAAGTAGAGCAAGTTGTGCATCACTTTACTCCAGAAATGGGATTCATAACTTCTATAACACCCAATGCTTTAGTCACAATAAATGACCCAGCTAGATGGTTTATGACTTCTTGGCTTAACTCTTGGATGAGCTTACAAACAATAAGAAATGACACTAGATATTATCTGGGAGCTGCAAACAATGGTAGAACTGGCTTAGTAAGCGGTGGACAAGTTTCTGTTGACCAACTGAACGAAGCGCTTAGTGCTCAGATGATGGGCGGAGTACAATACACCCATGGCTCTTCTGCTTTAGTTAAAGATGTTATGGCAAACTTTACGGCAAACGCAATGCCTGATGCAAAACAACAAATGTTAGCTTCTGCACAAGCTTCACAAGGCAAAGACCCAACAGCTCAAGGTGCAATGGTGAGCGCAATGGTTACAACAGGATTAGCTACAGTTCTTGGAGCAGGTGTTGCAGTTGCTGCAACAGTGCTTACTGGTGGAGCAGCACTACCTCTACTAGCTGTTGTTGGTGCTGGTGTAACCGGAGCTGCAGTGTTCGGCGATATAGCATGGTCGGGCTGGAGCCACATTAAAAATAACTTACTAGATCAACACGGCTGCTATGTTCAGTACCTAACAAAGAATGGGCAGCCAATGGATGCTGGCCTTTCTTATAACCAAGGAATGGTTGTTGGTAAGTACCATTCAAAAGCACTATTACCAGGATTATTGGGAGTAAATTCTAGAAAACTAATAAGAACACCAGAAGGCTATAGCCACATAAGAACTGATGATCTTTTGAAAAATCTTGGTTGGAAAGAAAAAGAAATTTCAGATCTCGTAAGACATATCAGCTACGAGAACGCCCTAGTAAACGCACAGGTGATAAAGTATTCTGGGATTGGGCCAGAAAAAGCAGGCATGAACCAATTCTTCAAAGTAGTTTGCAAGGTAACACAGTTTATTGACGGTGACACATTAATGGTGGAAGACGTGCTAAGACCAGGTTCTGCTCCGTTCAAAGTAAGATTTGAAGGAATAAACGCCGCAGAAATAAACAAGATAAGTGGAACTGGACCCTTAGTTGGAAGAGGTCCTAACTATGGAGACATTCCTATAAATACTGACCCAGCAACCTTATCTTGGATAGACCCTACTTCACCTGGTGGAAGAGCTTTATCTTATGTTTATGAATCATTAATTGGTAGGCTTTTTGTATTAAGAGTTGCTCCTGCAGTAGATGCAAGACTTGATGTTAAGCCGCTTACTCAGGACGATTTTACAGCTGGCGCAGAAAGAAACAACCCAGACTATTACCTAAAGGACACAAACGTATACGATAATGGATTCGGAACACAGATACAAGATTCTTTTGACAGAGTTATGGGATCTATATTCTATAGAATACCATCTAAGGATCTTGATTCAATAGTCCAATTTGTAAGAAATACATTTATCAATCTTAATAAAGATCCTAACTTAATAGAAGAAAAAATTAAAGGTTCAATTTATAGTGATACTTTAGCAAATTCTGGCACTCAAGTAATCTATCAAAAATTTGCTACGTTGTTGAATCTTCTTAAGTCGGTTGAAAGATCGCCAGGTAATAATAATTATTACTACTATTCAAACGGCGAAGAAGACTTGTTAGACGGCTTGTCGGAATCAAACATAGCACTATTCAACGCATTCGTAGATATCAAGATTCTAGAATTGTTATATGTAAAATCTTCAGAATGGCCATTAATCCTTTGGGACGAATACTATGATGATGGAACGCCAGCGACTCTAAACTGGGAATTAGTAGTTAGCAACTTGGCAGGTGTTTATACTAAGAACCTATTATACAATACCAGCAATTTTACTCTTGATACCAGCAACGTTACACCAGGAAGGATGCTACCTTAAATGTCGGACAACCCATACATGCCAACTACAAACTCTGATGGTCCAAACTTTTCGATGACCCTTGGAGACAATGATTCTACTTTAGCTTTTACGCAAAAATTTGCTGAGCAAACTTACCCAGAGGGAAAGATGTTGATAAAAGACACTACTTTTTCTCAACAAGGTTGGGAAGATAGAACCTTAATTTCCCACAACGTAGAAAGTATTATGTCTGGTAACGCACTTTCAAGAAACCCAGCAATGCCCATGACTGCCTACAACAGGCTAACAAATTCTTCTTTGGACGGTATATTAACCTATGGTGCCGATTATGCTCAGGCTGAAATACCAAAGGACGGAAATGGAAAACCTACGTCACCAGAATTTACCTACCCTGATACTACTGCAAACTCTATGGGTCCAGCAAACACACAAAGATTTTTAACTGGTACTCAAGCTTTTGAAAAAGCAATATCTAACTCTGTCTTAGGGTCTGGGTTTGCCCCTGGAAATTTTCAGGCAAAAGCTACTGCTTACCTAGCAGGCATGACCCCAAACAGCCCAAACTCAGCACCTTCGCCTGGCGATCTTGACGGGCAAGAGTATATCGTTTCCGACGATGCTTTGTCTTTAGGACCAAACAAGAATAATTTACCTGCTGCTTTAGTTTCTTCCCTCACCCAAGAAGAAATAGCTATTTACGAAAAAAAGATATCAATGCTGAGTGGCAGTGGTAATTTCCAAGGGAGTGTTGGCAAGTTCTACATTAACGCGCTACCGGAGGATGAAGCAAAGCTTAAAACAATAAAAGAAAATGGATATAAAGTAGACGCTTCCGGTAATTTAGCTGGAGGCTCCTCAAGAACCCTACCAGTTGATGGGTTCTTAGACTTACCTGATGATAATAAATCAGTTTTCTATCCTTCTCTAACGCTGCTTTCTTTCTTACAAGAAATGACAGAAGGGGACGGCGGCGTTTATATAGGCGGCGGGTTTGGTTTCGAAAGAGGGCTGAATCTGATTAGCGAGAAAGCTATTCAAACAGTTGGAAAAGAATCCATAAGCGATCATGCTCTTGGCAGGGGTTTTGACATTATGGATTTTGGTGAATCAAAAACAACAAAAGAATCACTATTATCAGCATTTCAAAAAGGACCAGATAAATATATGGCACTTTTTGAAAAATTTGTACAAAAATTAGGGACACTGCCTAAATACCTGCAGCCTGATTCGGTGGTAATTTCAGGTAGCGTATTAAAAGTTTACCCTAATGGGGACGTCGATCAAGATAGAGGACCACTGTTAAGTTTTATTCAGTCGACGGCTTGGCGGAAAAGGTGTTGGAGATCATGTTAACTTTGGTGGTGACTATGGTGGCGGACATGATAACCATATACACGTATCTTTTGGTTGGACAAGAGCAGGAACCCCTGCTAATTTTATTGGATTAAACAGTGGTTCTTCTGACTCTCCTTTAACTGTTTCTCCAATAGCTGGAACTCAGGCAGGATATTTCTTAGACCAAACAAAGCTAACTGCAGCAATCCTAAAAGGAAATACAAACTACTCTGGAAAAAATCAAACTCTGTTAACACCAGAAGAATTAGCTTTGATGATGGCAAGCACTGGGCTTTTCAATATGGAAGAGATAGCAACATTCGTTGGTATAGCAGAACGAGAATCTAATTGTAGGCCGTATGCTTTTAATGAAGCTGAGGCTATAGGAATGTGGCAAATGATAATTAAATCAGGCAACTGGATAAGTACACCTCTTCCAATAGTATTTGGTGAATCACCTGCCAAAGTTGGTAAAACAATGCTTGGATGGAGAATTCGCAACAAAAATTCAACAAAACAACCTTCATCAAAAGAAATGAAAGCTGATGGTTGGAGCGGTTTATCAGTTGATGAAGTTTATTGGTATCCATTTAACCAAATAGCTATATTAGCATGGCAAGTTGAAAAATATATTGGACAAGAAGGCTATAGAGATGGGGGCAAAAGATCATCATCTCTATCTAGGATCTGGGGTAATTGGGGAGATGGTCCTTGGGGTAGGTCTCATGGCGGAATGGATAGTGCAGACAACTTTCCGTACGGTGCTCTTACTGGAGTAAAGCCTTCTACTGTAAAAAAGGCTTATGAAGCATTGGGTGGTAAATGGATAGTTTATCAGGCATGGGCGCTGACTGCATTGGTCGACGGCTATGACAAATTTAAAAGCCCAAGGTCTAATGCAGAAGTAGCAAAACTAAGAGATGGTACTAAATATAAAGCAGCTACATATAGAAACTATTGGGATGTATATATTTGGGTGAATTTCGAACAATACAAAGATACTTATTTTAAAGACAATGTTATATCTACAGCAGCAGCGGGTGGAGTAAAGATGAGATACGATAGGTGGGGGTCAGATGAGTTTTGCTATCCATTGGGAAAGGCAGAAGAAAGAGAACTCTATGCATCCGAAGCTACAGTCCCTGGATGGATCGATCCAGCACCAGCAGCTAAAGCTATAAGAAACAGAACAGACGCATCAGGAAGGTCAGGCTTATAATGGCTAAAGTATACCCTAAATTTGATCAAAAAATATCAGACATGATAAGTACTGCAGAAATGCAGAGACAAAAAACAAGGTTTGGCGTAGTAGCTTCTTACGACAAGAACACAAATACTGCTAAGGTCATGCTAGAAAATAGATACTCTGACCAAATGACCGATGTTCTTACTAACGTATCTTGCCCAATGGTTCAAGGACTGCAATCGGTTGCTCCCGAAATAGGAGCACGCTGCTTGGTTGGGTTCAGGGACACTAGCGAAAGGATGCCTTACATATTATCCTTCTATGCAACACCCCATGATATGAGTCCATTGATGTATAATAATATATCAGACATGGGAATACCAAGGTATTTAATTTAATATGGATCCGTTTAATCAACCTGTAACAAAACCTATAAATGGCGAGCAAGCTGGAATCAACATATCCACTGTTCAAGATCAGTTTATCTTTAAGAAAAGAAATGAATTTTCTCGAAGAGAGGTTGGATTAAACCACCCAGATATATCCTCTTATTTAAAGTTAGCTGACAATGGTGACATTGAGATTATGGCATCCCCGGGTGTTGGTATAGTTATAAGTGCGATTACCCGATCAATCAGTATCTTTGCAGATACTTTAAAAATATACACGACAGAAGATGACGGCATACGATGGAATAAGTATTCCTTTAACTACGCAGGGTCAAATTTTACTGAGCCATTTTTGGTTCCTTTAAGAAACTTTCAAAAAAGCCCAGCGTATCATACCTATGAAACAAGCATCAATAATATTAATTTATTAAAAAATACAAGACAAGAAGAAAGCGTTACTATTAGAAGCAGCATTGATTATGGTGCGCCTTCTGCAGTTAAAGAAGCTACTTTAAGTAAGCAAAAACATATAGAAGACTTTTTAAGTGAAGATGAAATAAAACTTCTTCAAGAAGAAGCAAAAACTTCTTCGGACACAAAGATCCAATACATGAAAAAGCTTATGTTTCAGGGTTACACTTTTAACCAAGCAAAGACTAAGACAAATAGAGATTTGGATTGATACGATGCCTGACTTACATTTTAGCTTTGATGGAGACATGAAGCTCAGCTCTAACAAAGACCTTACATTAACTCAGTCTGTGGCACAAAACGATCTTCAACAAATCTATATTAGATTAATGACTGAGCCTGGTGATTTTTATATCTACCCTAAATTAGGCACAGCACTTTCTGCCCTTTACGGAATGCCACAAGACCCGGCAACAGCAGATTACGGCAAGAGCTTAATAAGGGCAGCCCTAGATAGAGAGGGAGTTTTTGCAGGAAAAAACATAGTCATCTCAGCAGTCCCTACGTCTCCTGATTCTATAAGATTTGACATAAAGTTAATAACCGGTTATGGTGAACCGATAGTTCTTTCAATAAATCAAAACATATAAGGAAAACAAATGGCCGTCATTTATACAAAAAACAGATCAGAGATACTATCCCAAATGGTTAACTCTCTTGAGAAGAACGCAGGCATCACGTCTACAAGCCCTGGATCAATCGCCAGGGCCTTTGCTGAGGCCGTAGCAGACCAAATCGGAGATCTCTACAGTGTACTAAAATATAACATTGATCAGACCATGATAAACACCGCTTCAGGCAGAAACTTAGACCTAATAGGTGAGTTGTACTCGGTCCCAAGAAAGCAGATAACAGACACTATAGCTTCTGATAGAAACCTAGCAAACGTAGTTTTTTCTATAGCAAAAGTTTACAGCAAAGACCTGATTATATCTAAGGGAACTACAGTCTATAACGATATATCAAATAGTTCCTCTTTCCAGTTTAGGTATTTATTGTCAGGAGATGTCACCATCCCAGCTGGTTCTAGAAAAGCTTTTGGCCAAATCTTACCGTCTTCAGGTAACCAAGCACACACAGCTGCTGCTGGCACTTTAACCCGACATGATTTTATAGCACCCCCTGGAGTTATACTATCTGTACAAAATGTTAAAGACGTCTATTCTGAGGTCAACACAGAAAACGATGAGGCTTATAGACGAAGAATAATAAGGTCAGTTAAGTTATATTCTACCGGAACAGCAGAATCAATTAGGTTGGCAGCCCTATCAATAAAGGGTGTTAGAGATGTTAAAATTAGAGAGGGCTCTTTTGGTATGGGGTCATGCGACGTCATCGTTGTTCCAGAAGGCCCAATGCTTGCTGGAACCCTTGACTCAGTAGTATACAGAGAGCTGTTAGCTTATAAGCCTGTTGGCATTAAACTAAATGTAAGAGTTGCGGAGAGGGTCCCAGTATCTGTATCAGCTAACATAATACTACCTATAGGGAATAGTTCGGTTTCGGCAGTGAGCATAGCAAACCAGGCTGCGTACTTTGTAAAAAGATACTTAAACTCTCTTACGGTAGGAGATTCAGTCGATGCATCAGTCATACAGTCTCAAATACTTTCTTCTTCTGATTTAATTGGAGAAGTTATAATTAACCTAATGACTGTTAATGGAGTAGAAATACCAAAAAATAATTACCAACTACAAAGCGAAAGATCATACCTTGTAGCAGGTGCTGTGGAGATATATCCTGCTATAATAGGGTCAACACAATACTAAAAAAGTAGGTTCATGAATGTCTGTTGACAATTACTATGTAGTAAAAACCACGTCTATAGTCAAGGCTAGTAATATGGCTAAGGCACGACTCCTTGCATCTGGACAAAAAGCAGATGGCGAAATTCTAAATGAAAAATACGAAGTTGAGCATAAAGAAGAGTTCGACATCAGTAATTTAGTTTCTAAAGCTGACAGTAAGTATCTGCAGTCAAGCCACAATGATAGCACAGATGAAGACGAAGAAGACGAAGACGTTAGCAGCCATTCCTCATTTTTAACTATAAACGAAGATACCGTAAACTACCTTAGAGCTGAAAATAAGCGCCTACTTAGACTAGCAGAAAAAAACAAGAACGCTAAAGGCGAAGCAGTAGAGTCAGTATATCAAGCAGCGCTCGATGCTTTTTCTGAGTTCACGATGCCAGTGACCAAAAAGCCAGTAATTAAACAAGTACCAGGTGTACCAGAAACTGCAGTAGCAGTTTTTGCAGACTGGCAATTAGGAAAGGTCACACCAGATTACAACTCTAACGTAGCAGCAGACCGCATAGAATTGTATACAGAAAAGTTGATAGAAATTACAGAGATACAAAGAAAGCACCACCCGGTTAACAATCTTCATGTGTGGTTGCTTGGTGATATAGTCGAAGGTGAAGAAATATTTCCTGGACAAGCCCACTTGATCGACTCTGGCCTTTACCGTCAAGTTGGTATCAATGGACCAGAGATACTTGTAAAGTTCTTGAAGACAGCATTAGAGAACTTTGAACATATACATGTTACTGGCGTTATAGGAAACCATGGAGCAATAGGTGGACGAGCAAGAAAGCAACATGACCCAGAGTCTAACATGGACAGATTGCTGTATCAGATAGTACGATTAATCTTCGCCGATGAGCCAAGAATAACTTTTAATATTCCAGACGGCAAAGGTGAAAGACATTGGTATGCAGTCGACTCTATAGGTAACCATAGCAGCTTGCTTATCCATGGAGATCAATTACCTTCACCTAACGCTTTTCATGGCTACTATAAAAAGATAATGGGCTGGAAAGACGGAGCAATTCCAGAACATTTTGATGACGTTTTTATGGGCCATTACCATCAGTCATTTAAAATGACTATAGGGAGTGCTACTCTAAGAATCTCTGGTTCACCAGAAAGCTATAATACATACGCACAAGAGTTTTTCTCCTCAATGAGCAGACCTTCTCAGCAGCTAATGTACATCCATCCAGAAAATGGAATCACTTGCGAGTACACTATTTGGTTAGACGCAGTATAATAGGGGACTAAATGAAAAGTTATGTATTAACATTATCTAACATACACTTTAACAAGCAAGGTAAAGTGTGGACGTCTGACCCAATAGACCTGTACGATAATTCAAGTTATACAAACTATTCAACCATGAGGTCTAAGTATGGCCATAATTACTTAGGCGATTCTACCTTCATAGGTAACGAGATAATCCAAGGGGCAACTCCTACCTTAGCAGACTCCGTGTTATCCACGGAATTTGGCGAAGTAATAACAGATCAAGACTTCTATCTTAACTACGTTTACCCAACTGGTACACAACAAGGTTCTTTTTTAATCTATGATTTGGTAGAAGAAAATGGATATTTTGTTCTTACGCCGACAAATAAAACAACTCC